TTGCCCCTCCCCTAATAGTGTCATATAACCCATGTGAAGATGCTACAGTAGTTGATTTTATCCATGTAAAATCTGGAGCAAAAGGTGTTGAAATATTTCTTGCTGTTGCATTACCTGTATATAAAGTAGGTGAAAAGCTATTCGCTTGTGTAGGAACTGAACTGTCTTTGTCAGCGGCTATAGCTAGGTAGATGAATGTATCACCACTCCCATTTATATCGCTTCCATTTCCTGTTACTTCAAATCCATTAGTAAAAAAATTAATTTTAAAACTGGATGTAGTTACATCCGCACCGGATGAGTTAGCAATTAAGGCAGTTTGTATTGGATTGGTAGGCGTTCTTTTATTGTCATATAATAACCAACTCGTTCCTCCTGTATTAGTGTTTTTAAGCAATAAAAAAGCTGGTTCAAAACCATCTGTACCAGAGGCTGTTCCGTCTGATGTAGTATATATATAATTTCCTGAAGTGTTACCATCACCAGTATAACTACCCACTCTCTGGTAGCCGTTTTTATTTGCAAAACAGTAAGCGATATAGTTGCCACTGCTGTTATTAACAGGATTTTTATCCCCAAGACTAAAAACTGAAGTTGTCGGTGGAGTATCATTAAAACCTGTATAACCAGCCTCTGCGTCTGCTAAATCAAGTTGTAGAATTTTTGTCCATGAGTTTGAATCTACTTCTGTCGAACCCACTATCCAGTTGCCGGCGTCGTCGGTTCTTTTTACTATTACTAAATTTGGCACAACCCCTAATAAATGGTCTATAGTTCCAGCTGTACCTGTTCCATCATATTGAACTATACTAAATGCTGAGTTTGTGTTAGCTGATATTTTTTTTGCAACTATTGTTCCTGTTAATGCTGCACTTGAACCTGTTAAAGATTGAGATACAATTGCTAATTGCCATGCAAATGAAGTAGCACCTGTGGCTCTCATATATGCACCAAACTGAG